TCCTATGTAGGTTTATTTACCGTACAGCGTTTAGGTCGAGCAGGTTTTAACGCTGCTAAAGCCTTTGCTCAAGATGATAAAGCAGCGAGAGTATTAACCCAGTCTTTAGACAACTTAGGCTTAGCCTTCGCCGATCCTTCAGTCAAGAACTTTATTGCAGACCTTGAGAAGCAATTTGGCGTACTTGATGACCAACTGCGCCCAGCCTTTCAGCGTTTATTAACTACTACAGGCGATGTGGCTAAAGCCCAGTCCTTGCTGCGTACTGCACTAGATCTATCAGCCGCTAGTGGCGCAGATGTTGTAACAGTTTCAGGCGATCTATCAAAGGGCTATGTAGGACAGACTCGCGCCCTTGCCAAGTACGGTATTGGTTTAACTCAGGCTGAACTCAAGGCTATGTCCTTTGACGAAGTTCAGACACGCATAAACGATCTATTTGGCGGACAGGCTCAAACTTCAGTTGATACCTACGCAGGATCTTTGCAACGTTTATCTGTTGCAGCCAATAACGCTAAAGAGATCATTGGCGGTGGCTTACTCGATGCACTTGCAGCACTTGGCGGTGGCGGTGAAGGTGGACTTACTAACACCTTAAACATCATTGAAAAGACTTCAACTGCACTTGCTACCTTCGTGCGCCGTTTCGGCGTAGGCGTTGGTCAGTTAGCAGCCCTAGCGCGTGGAGACTTAAAAGCCTTCCGCGCAATAGGCGAAGCCGAGATGAACCGAGGAGTTGACCGCTCAGGCATCACTCCAGCAATTCGCGCAGAGTTAACAAAGGCGGCAGCCGATAAGGCAGCGAAAAAGAACCGCGATGCTTTACTCAAGACAACTAAAGAGCAAACCAAAGCGATCAAAGAACAGACAGCCTTGCAGAAGGCTGGCACTTTGTTTGATATCCAACAGACTCAGATTATCGCTGCACTCAAGGGTGACATCTCAGCCGAGGAACGCAAACGCTTAGAACTTCAATTAGCGATCCTTACCGGCAATACTTCAGAGGCATCTAAACTCGCTGGAGAACTTGCCAAGTCTCAGGGGCTATCACAGCAACTAGCAGCCTACCTAGCAAGCCTTCCAGATGCTAAGAACCCATTCACAGCGTGGAAGTCTTATCTTGACATGATCGAGGCACAGGTACGCCGCATCACAACCGTTAGCCCTGCGCCTGTTACTTCTATGGCTGAAGGTTATGGCGTTACAGGCACTCAATACTCCTTGCCTAACGGATCAACACAGACAAGCGCAGCAGGGGTTGACTTCACAGTCAATGTCAATGCTGGTTCAATTATTGCTCAAGAAAGCCTGCAAGATGTTCTACGAGATACCTTGCTCGATGCTTCACTATCTGCCAAGTTCTCTGCGATATTCCGTCAAGGCGGTTCATTCGGCCCATGACACTTCCTGCCCAGATAGCGGTCTCGTTCGACTTTACAAGCGGCGCTACTTTCGGCTACCCATTTACTATTGGCGATGTTAAGTACGGCAAGTTAGGCGCAGGCACACTTGCTTCTAGCACTACTCCTGAGCCTACGGTTGATCTAACGCCCAATGTTAGACAGATCAGTATTAAGCGCGGTCGCAACATCATGCGCGATACTTACGAGGCTGGGTCTGCAACTATCCGAGTCCTAGATCCAGACTCCTATTTCAACCCACAAAACACCGCTAGCCCTTACTTTGGCTTCTTGACTCCACTTCGCAAGTTGCGTGTCTCTGCAACAGTAGGCGGTGTTGGTTACTTCTTATTCTCAGGATATACAACAGATTACAAGTACACCTATCCTCAAGGCCAAGAAACTGGCTATGTGGACATCATCTGCTCTGATGCCTTCCGCTTGATGCAGCAGGCTGGTATCACAACTGTGGCAAGTGCTACGGCTGGACAAGATACCGGCACACGCATTGGCAAGATCCTAGATCAAGTTTCATGGCCTACTTCCATGCGCACGATCGACACAGGCAACACAACCTGTATTGCTGATCCTGCGACATCTCGCACAGCCCTTGATGCCCTCAAGAACGCAGAGTTCTCTGAACAAGGCGCGTTCTATATCGACACAGAAGGCACAGCGGTATTTCTAAACCGTACCAATGTAATCAAGAAGTACGGTGAGACTCCGATCGAGTTCAACCAAACTACTGGTATCCCTTACACAAACCTAACCTTCGCCTTCGATGATAAGTTGATTATCAACTCTGCCGGCATGACTCGCTACGGCGGAACTCAGCAGGTATCTGAGGACTCAGCCTCTATTGCCAAGTACTTCCCTCATCAGATCAACGAGAATAACTTAGTTCTCCAGACTGATGCAGATGCACTCAATGTGGCTAAAATCTATGTAGCAACTCGTAAAGAGACCACGATCCGCATAGATGCTATGACGGTTGATCTACTAGATCCAGCTGTGCCTACTGCCACGATGCTTGGTCTGGACTACTTCTCAAATCTAAAGATTACCAATGTTCAGCCTGATGGCTCAACTATCGTTAAAACTTTGCAAGCGCAAGGACTCTCATGGAACATCACGCCAAATGCCATGAGCGTAACTGTGACCACACTCGAACCGATAGTGGAAGGGTTCATCATCGGATCAGCAATATCAGGTATAATCGGCACTAGCATAATGGCGTATTAGGAGATATAAATGGCAACAGGCTTTCCAGCAGCAACAGGCGATGTCCTAAGCGCGGCTATGTACAATGGACTTACCTCATTTTCAGTAGGCGCGGCTAATACAGCCGACTACACAGCGGTCTTAGCAGATCAATACCAGAGCCTAGAGATCATGAATAAGGCAACTGCTATCGCGTTTAAAATTCCTACAGATGCCTCTGTGGCATTCGAAATCGGAACGGTTTTAACAGTGCTAAACATCGGGGCGGGAACATGCACCATATCAGCAGTAACGCCCGGCACAACTACAGTCCTTTCAGCAGGCGCAACAGCCGCCTCACCAACTCTTGCTCAATATAAATCAGCAGCCTGTATCAAGACCGCTGCTAATACTTGGTATGTCGTGGGGGCTATTGGATAATGATCGGAAACATTGTTTCTGGCTTATATGGAACTCCAACTGCACCAACGGTAACACTAGATTATTTAGTAATCGCAGGCGGCGGTGGCGGCGGTGGTCGCTATGGATCTGGTGCTGGTGCTGGTGGATATCTAACATCTACTTCTTTGGTTCGATCAACTGGAGTTAATTACACAGTAACGGTTGGCGCAGGTGGAGCAGGTGCAGTAGCAACTATTGGTGGCCCTAACGGATCTAAAGGTTCAGACTCAATTTTTGATAGTTTTACATCAGTAGGCGGCGGCTATGGAGTAACTCGCGGCGGAGCATCAGTATCGTCAGGTGGATCTGGTGCTGGTGCAGCTTGGCGTTCAGCCACTGCTGGAACTGGTACTGCTGGTCAAGGTAATAATGGTGGAGTCGCTAGAGATACAGGAACCGATGAAGCTCAAGCTGGCGGCGGCGGTGCAGGTGCTACTGGTGGAAATCCTGGAGTTAAAGGCCCAGGAAACGCACAAAACGGTGGTGCAGGTGGAAACGGTTTAGCATCATCTATAACTGGTACATCAGTAACTCGCGCAGGCGGCGGTGGCGGCGGTGGTTCACTTGATGGAACTGGCAGCGGTGGAGTCGGCGGAACTGGCGGTGGTGGTGACGGTACAACTAACACAACTCCAGCAAGCAACGGAACTGCAAATACAGGCGGTGGCGGCGGTGGTTGCGGTAATACAAGCGGTACAAGCACCGGCGGCACAGGTGGGTCAGGCGTAGTTATCTTGCGTTATCCAAGTGCCAATGTAATAACTATTGGTGCAGGATTAACTGGATCAACTGCAACAGACGGTGCATTCAAGGTTACAACTATTACTGCTGGCACAGGAAATGTGAGTTGGGCATAATGGCACATTACGCATTCTTAGATGATAACTTGATCGTTACTGAAGTTATTACTGGTATTGATGAAACAGAACTAATTGAAGGTTTAGAACCTGAGGCTTGGTACGGTAATTTTAGAGGTCAGAAGTGCATTCGTACTTCTTACAACTCCAATATTCGATATAACTTTGCAGGCATTGGTTATACCTACGATGTTGAAGCAGATGCTTTTATTGCGCCACGCCCTCAATGTGGTCATAAAGAACTATTCTTAAACGATCTATTTCAATGGAATTGCCAGCGTTGCGAATTAGATGCAAAGTACTTGATAGATGAAGCCTAAGTTATGCAAAGCGGGTCAACAACTTCGTGAACAGTTCGATGACTGCTTCAGCGATCGTGATCGTACCTCGGACGGCTGGATCGGCGATAGTCGGCACTCAGCTCGTAAGTCTGACCATAATCCAGATGGCGAGGGCTGGGTTCGTGCCGTTGACTTTGACCGCGATCTATCAGGGAAACCTAAGCCGGACATCATGCCCTATGTGGCAGATCAACTTCGTATCTTGGCAAAGACTGATCGCAGAGTGGCATATCTCATCTTTAACGGCAAAATCGCAAGCCCTAGAAGTCTATGGCGTTGGCGAAAGTATAAAGGGATTAACCAGCACCGTACTCATCTCCATGTATCTTTCACTCGCAAAGGCGATCAAGATAATTCGTTCTTTAATGTTCCGTTATTAGGGGGAAGCCAATGAATATGAAAA